CGCGTATCCTTAAAGCCAAACAGCCTGCGTTTTTCCTACTTGAAAACGTTCCCGGACTGCTTAGCCATGACGAAGGACGGACATTTACAACCATCCTCAGCACGCTATCAGAACTGGGGTACGGTGTCCAGTGGCAGGTGCTTAACAGCAAGCATTTCGGAGTCCCACAGTCACGCAAGCGGGTGTACATTATCGGATATCTTGATCCAAAATGTGCCGGAAAAATACTACCTCTCACCGGAGCAGACGGAAAAGCTCTTATACAGATCATCCGCGGGGCACAGGGGGAAAGGGTCTACGACCCGGCCGGGGTCGCCTGCACCCAGCTCTCCAGCTCCGGGGGGAGGCGGTGGGAAAACCGGGCTGTACCTCGTAAGCTGCAGTATCCAGGCGGGGATCACGGGCACACGGGGCTGCGCCCGCACTCTCACTGCCAGTTACTGCAAAGGCATAAGCTCAAGACAGGTGCGCGATGGTGTCCTGCTGATTAAAGAAGCCACCAAGCGTGGGTACAGTGAAGCGGAGCCGGGGGACTCGGTTGACATCTCCTATGCCGGGCAGAACAAGAAGCGGGCGCGCGTGGGGCACGGCGTCTCCTATACCCTTACCACGCATGCGGACAAGGCGGTTGTGGGGGAAGACCTGAGAATTCACCGCCTCGTCCCACGGGAATGCCTGCGGCTGCAGGGGTTTTCTGATGAACAGATTGATAAACTGCTGGCTGTGACTTCCGACACCCAGGCCTACCGGCAGGCCGGCAATGCCGTAACCGTCAATGTAGTACACGCCCTCGGACTGCGCATCAAAGCCGCATATATGGCCAGTGCAGGAGCCGGGAAGGGAAAGGAGGCGGCATGACTGATCCCAAAACCAAACAGGCAATACTAAAAATGCGGGAGGATGGCGCATCGTATGCGGAAATTGCAGATTTTTTCTCCTTATCTCCCAATACTGTAAAATCCATTTGCTACCGCAATGGCGTCCATGCCCCACTTAGCAACGGTGCGGAAACCGGTTTATGTAAAAATTGCGGCAAGCCATTATCGCACCCCACGGGTGGTGGACGCAAGATTTTTTGCAGCAACCGGTGCCGTTACCAGTGGTGGAACCATTTCCGTAGCAGGCAGCCATACCGTCTGATTTGCTATTGCTGCGGAAAAGAATTCGTCAGCTTCGGGAACAAGAAAAAGCAATTTTGCGGCAGGGAATGTTACCGTCTCAGCCGCTATGGGGAGGGATTGCCGTAATGGATAAAGCACATTTTGAACAGATAAAGCAATATGGCGCGATGCTTGCCATCGCCGGCCATCTTCATAAGCGCGGGCTGATTACCGATGCAGAACACCATAAGCTGACGGAAGAGATACAGAAAAAATACCGTCCGGCATCCGGTTCCGCAGCAGGGTTCAGCCCGGCGCTAAACAATCTCACGGAAAAAGTTCCGGGAAAGGAGGATTTAGACAGGTAACATAAAAACCAGGTAAACATTGCGGCATGGTGCGCAGCCAAGTTTGGGGGCGCACCACAGCCGCCCCCATTCCGCGCTCCAACAGCCGCAGGAAAGGAGGGCAAATGTTTACGAAAAGATTCGGCCTGGAGATCGAGTTCACCGGGATCACCAGGCAAAAAGCAGCAGAAGTTACTGCGCATTACTTAGGCGGCACGACTGACACTGCCGGGGATTATTATGACACCCACAAAGTAACCGCTCCGGATGGGCGTATCTGGAAAGTGATGTACGATGGCAGCCTGCATTGCCAGAAAAAAGAGGGGCGCAGGACTGTCTCCGCTAATGATAGTTACAGCGTGGAACTGGTCAGCCCCATCCTGCTCTACCGGGAGGATATTGACCGGGTGCAGGCTTTGGCAAGGAGGCTCAGGAAAGCCGGAGGATTTGCGAACAGATCCTGCGGCATCCATATCCATCTCGACGGGGCCGCCCACACCCCTAGAAGCATCCGCAACTTCATCAATATCATCTACGCACACAATGATTTGCTTTATAAGTCACTTCAGATTGCGCCGGAGCGGATGCGTTACTGCAAGAAAATGGACGCTATTTTGGTAGAGCGCATGAACCAGGTAAAGCCAAAAACACTAAGTCAGATAGAATCTATTTGGTATGAGAACTATGCGGGAAACCGTAACGGTCACTACCACACCAGCCGCTATCATTTTCTCAATCTACACAGTTTCTTCCACGGCAACCATACGGTGGAACTGCGGGGCTTCAACAGCACGCTCCATGCCGGGAAAATCCGGGCATATATCGTGCTGGCGCTCGCCCTGAACCATCAGGCGTTGACACAGAAAAGCGCCAGCTACCGCAAGGTGCAGGAAGAAAATGAGAAGTTCGCCATGCGAGTTTGGCTGAACCGTATCGGGTTCATTGGCGACGAGTTCAAGAGCTGCCGGGAGCATCTCTACCAACACCTGGACGGCAATGCCGCCTGGCGGTATGGTTCCAGGGAGAATGTCAGGAGCCATATTAGCGCCAGGAATACTGAGAATGGAGGACAAAACATATGAGTAAAAGTAACAATGCAACAAAAGGCAGGTTCTATATCGCCTATGGCTCCAACCTCAACCTGGGGCAAATGGCAAAACGCTGCCCGACAGCAGAGGTTATAAAAGTAACTTATTTACAGAACTACCGCCTGATGTTCCGGGGCAAAGGCACTGCCGTAGCCACGATTGAGAGGCATCAAGGCAGCAAAGTCCCCATCATCATTTGGCGACTACAGCCAAGTGACGAGTATAACCTCGACATTTATGAAGGCTTTCCGCACCTCTACCGTAAAGAAACACTAAAAATGACGGTGGACGGCAAACGGATCCGGGCAATGGTTTATATCATGAACGAAGCCTTGCATCCCTATGGCACACCATCGCGCAGTTACTTCGATACCATCTGCCAAGGCTACGGATATTCCGGATTTGACGGCAGGATACTGCGCCATGCTGTGCTCGACTCGGTATGGGAAGCATATCTGGCAGAAAAGTACGAAGGGGGTGAGACATATGACGGAAAGAATCAAGGAACAGATTGAAGCTGTCCGGCAAAGCGGAGAAACCAATATGCTGGACACCCGCATGGTGCAGTGGATTGCTAACCGTGAGAACTATTATGAGTTGGTTATTTATTTGGAAGAACACCGGGAAGAATATGTTAATTATCTCTTCACCGGCGAAGCCCCGGAAGCAGAATGACACACATTACTCCATAACATTTTTATGGTAAAAAACAAGACTTGCTGGACTCAGCAGTCTGAGTGATAGATGTGTGTAATCAAACGAAAGGAGCAGAATATGAACTTCCAATATAATTACAACCTCCACGGCAGCGATAGAAAACCGCTGGTTGAAGCTGTCAGCCAAATACTGGATAAACCTGCTGTCTACCAGGGCGCACCCAGTTTCTCCTACATAATTGGTGATTTTATCGTAGATAGAAACGGCGTACTGTCATATGGCAGTAGTATCCATCCTGATTTTGCAGCGGTACTCGTTAGCGATTTGCTGGAACGGGGTTTCGAGGCAGAAAGGATAGCCATAGACAATATGACAGAAGCATCCGCCACGGATGAAGTTTCTGCAAATGAAACGATGGACGCTTCAGTAGAAAATACGGCAACCGCCATGAATGAAGCAACGCTGGAAACTGCTACAAATGAGAATGTGCCTGATGTGACGCCAAATACTGACGCACCGGATAAACTGACAATCGAAATTCCCGACACGGGATTTACCACGGAAATGCGGGAAAATCTAAAGAAAATCGTTGCCAGCAAAGCAACCTTACTTAAACAAGCACTGGAAACGGACGACCTGTCAATCGTAGAACTTGACGGCAAGATTGCTTTCCCATGGTTTACGCTTCACAATCTTGATGGTGAAGCTGACGCCTACAACCGCTTAATCGCCGCCATCTGCAAAATGGCAAAGACACAGAAACGGGTGACGGCGGTAGAAAAACCGATTGAGAACGCTAAGTTTACCATGCGCCTGTTTCTGATCCGCTTAGGTTTTATCGGGAATGAGTATAAAACTGCCCGCAAAATCCTGCTGAGGAACCTTACCGGCAACAGCAGCTGGAAATCCGGCCACCGCCCGGAACGTAATGAAGATGCTGTAATCCCGCCAAATCCAGCAGAAGCGGCGCTTGTGACGGCGCAGGAGCTTACCCTTCCGATGGAAGAAGAGGACGCAGGATATGGAACACAGGAAGAGGACGCGGGAGGTGAAACTTATGGCAAATAGCAGATTCCCCAGCCGGGAAGCCGTCGAACGGGTACGGAAAATGTACCCCAAAGGCACACGGGTGGAGCTGATCCATATGGATGATCCTTACAACCGCCTCAAACCTGGCGATAAAGGCACAGTCCGCTCAGTTGACGATACAGCGACCGTGTTCGTGGACTGGGACTGTGGTTCCGGGCTTGGCGTCGTATATGGCGCCGACCGGGTGAGGAAACTGTAGCACATTAACGGGGGAGCCTCTCATGGGGTTCCCTGAACTTTACGGTGGGCATGCCACCATGGCAGCCCCTTTTATTAAAAACGACACTTGCTTTTTATGGCAATGTGAGTGATAGATGTAACAGGGGATGCCAGGAACGGAGGTATTATGAGAGAAATAACAAAAATAGGGGGCAGAAACACGCAGCCCGTCAAACGTAAACGTGTCGCTGCCTACGCGCGCGTATCGTCCGGCAAGGACGCGCAGCTGCATTCCTTATCCGCCCAAATCAGCTACTACAACAATTATATAGGAAGCCGGGGCGACTGGGAACTGGCCGGAATTTATGCCGATGAAGCAATGACCGGCACGAAGGAAAACCGCCCACAGTTCCAAAAACTGCTCTCCGACTGCCGGGCAGGGAAAATCGACATGGTAATTGTAAAATCCATTACCCGGCTGGCGCGCAACACGGTGACACTGCTGGAGACTGCCCGTGAGCTTAAAGCGTTGGAGATTGACATATTTTTTGAGAAAGAAAATATCCACACATTAAGCACGGACGGCGAACTGATGCTGACCCTGCTGGCTTCCTTTGCCCAGGAGGAAAGCCGATCCGCCTCGGAAAACGTCAAGTGGCGCATCCGCAAGAACTTCGAGCGTGGAATTCCTACGGGCGGCGGATTGTTCGGATATCGTTTTAAGGACGGTATGCTGCAGGTGGTGCCGGAAGAAGCGGAGATTGTAAAACAAATCTTTAACAACTTTCTCAGCGGCATGGGTATCGCACCCATTGCTAAGAAGCTGAACCGGGAGGGCGTCCCAACCAGGCGAGGGAATTTATGGAGCAAGAGCGCCATCCGCGGCGTCCTGCAGCGGGAAACCTATACCGGCAATCTGCTGCTCCAAAAAACTTACAAATCCGACCATATCACTAAAAAGAAGATGATAAACCACGGCGAACTGCCCATGTATTATGTGGAAGACAGCCATGAAGCCATCATCGACAGGGAAACCTTCCGGAGGGTGCAGGATGAGCTGGAGCGGCGGTCGGCAGAACATTCACGCCCGCATACGGCAAGGCCCGCTTCCCCATATTTATTCACGGGAATGATCCGCTGTGGCTTTTGCGGCAGGCATTTTTCCCGTAAGCTAACCGCTTCGGATAAGAAGTACACCAAGAAACCACAATGGGTATGTTCCACTTTCCATGTTTATGGAAAATCCGAATGCCCGTCGCAGCGGATCCCGGAGGACATACTCATTGTTAAGACTTCCGAGGTCTTGAGACATGACGGCTGGGGACGGGAGGAACTGATCCGGGATATTGAGGAGATATTAGTGCCGGAGCACAACTGTCTGGTCTACGTTTTCCACGACGGCCATATGGAAAGCGTCCACTGGCGGCATCCATCTCGCCGGGAAAGCTGGACGCCGGAAATGAGACAGAAAGCGCGGGAACGTCAGCTGGAGGTTATCAGGCAAAAAAGGAAAGGGGATGAGAAAGAATGCCGACATTTACAAGAAAAGTCCAAAAGATAGAGAGCCGCGCCAGCCTGCGTCAGAATGCCATAGATGCAACGATGCAGCAAAAACGGCGCGTAGCGGCTTATGCCCGTGTGTCTACAGATTCAGACGAACAGCAGTCCAGTTATGAGGCACAGGTTGACTTTTATACCCGCCATATCCAAAGCAATCCGGAATGGGAGTTTGTCGGCCTATACGCAGACGAAGGAATCTCCGGCACGAACACTAAAAGACGTGAGGGGTTTAACCGTATGGTGGCAGACGCAATGGATGGCAAAATTGACCTGATCCTCACCAAATCCATCAGCCGCTTTGCCCGCAATACAGTAGATACCCTGACGACCGTCCGCAAGCTAAAGGAACGGAATGTGGAAGTATATTTCGAGAAGAAAGACTTCTATACGGGAAAAATTCCGAAGAATGCGGTAAAATGGGCATTTTTCGGAACTTTTTGGTGTTTAGTTGGTGTTTGAAGTTATGAAACATAGTCATACAAAATGCAATGAGATGGGAGAGGAATTATTATCCTCGGCAATCTTTGCATCTTTTGGGAAGATCATATCCTTTACGCTCAAGGGATTCCTTTTCTCCAAAAGTAATAGAAAAGGGATTTCCACAGCTTTTACAAAAAACATTTTTGAATATTTTATCCCTACACTCTTTATGAAGCGTTTGTCTGCCAATGTTATATTTTTTTACAATATATGATTTTTGTGTGATTTCTCTCCCACAGGCATTACATACTCCCAACGTAACTAGTTTATTACCATTTTCTTTACATTTTAAGCAAATTGTCGGCAACTTTTTTCCTTGTTCTTCCACTTTTTTTTGATAAGCATATGTAAATTCCATTCTTTCTCCACATTGCTCACAAGAAGAATAAACTTTTTCCCTATATTTGTTGATACATGCTCTGCACAAACATTTTTTTCCAGACTTTTTCAATTGTTCAAGAGCGTTCTTTTCTATCAAAAAGCTACCACTGCATTCTTCGCATATGGCTTCTTGGCAGAATCGACAAATCATTACAGGTTCTTTCTTCAAAATAAATTTATCATATAATGGATATAAAATTTCTCTATTACAGCATTTACATTTTATTATTTCACTTTTTTCAAGACATTTAGCGCATAATATATTTTCATTAGTGTTAAGTTCCTTTCCACAAGATTCACATATTCTCTTCATTGGTTCGGTTTCTTTAACCGCTTCAAAAAATTCTTTTTGTGTAAAGTCCGTTATAATGTTTTTTTGAGAATAATTAAACTCTTTTCTTTGATTAAAATTAGCATCGTAGTGCAAATTGAAATCTGGATCTATCCATTGCTCATAATTAACTATACAGGCTTTATCAAACAAATAGTCACTTACTTTATGTAAGATATGGTTCATAGGGTATTTTTTTAAATAACTACTTGACCCTAAAAACATCAATGTATTTCTTGCTCTTGAAAACGCTACATTTAACCTTGCGTTATCAGAAAAATAAAGCGTTTTCTTTTGTGAACGCGTTGTGCAATATATGACAATATCTTCTTCGTCTCCCTGAAAGGCATCAATTGTATTTACCCATACATTTTTATCGTTAAATTCTTTAAATGCTTTGATTAACAGATTCTTTTGCTTTTTGTATGGAGTAATAATTACGATTCTTTTGCTATAATATTGTCTTATCTTCTTTACTATAATTTTGGCTGCTGATATTTCCTCTAAATTATATGGTCCAGACTTTTCACCGTTTTCATACACATCTTGTGTTTCTTTGTAATTCGGATTATTTTTCATATCCACAAAAATCAAGTTGTTTTTCAAAAACATTGGCTTTTTATCGTAACAGTTTTCTCCAGTTTGAAGTTTTCCATCATAAAAAAGGTTTACCAAATCTGCAATAACTGGAGGCATTCTGAATTGAGTTTTCAACATGCATTTCATAGTATCTGGACAATCTTCATATAAACGTTGGAAGAAACTTCTGTTCAAAAAGTCAACTTGTTGTTCTTCTTCTACAACATCATCAAAATTTACTTTTCCACCTTTGTATAATGCTGGATTAATTACAGGTGGAAGTTGCTTGTGATCACCAATTATAATTATTTTTTTGGCTCGATTTATTGGGATTAACAATTCTCCTGCCAATGCCTTTCCGGCCTCATCAATTATAACTAAATCAAATTCAAATCCGTTTAATCCATAGTGTCTGCTTTCTAATCCGACACATGTAGCCCCAATGATTTGGAAACACCCCAAAAGGCATTCTCCTACTACATCGCTATTATTTCTATCTGCAATGATGTCCAACCATTTCTTTCTTAGATTCATTATCTTAGTGTCATTTGCCACATATTCTTTGAGACTATTATTATATTTTACATATTTATTTTCAAATGAATATTCCTCGATATCTTCGGCAATCTTCTCAGCAGATCCACATCTGACAATTTGACTTTTTTCAATACATTTGGATGTATGTGCTATTTCTACAATTCCCCTAAGAACATTATCAACTGCTACATTTGCTTGAGAAACAACTAATATTTTTGAATTTGGCATTCTGTGTAATTGCTGCAAAATTAATTCTTTTATTACTGTTGTTTTTCCGGTTCCTGGAGGACCTTGGATCATAAAAAATTTTTCTTCGCTAAATGCCCTGATTACTGCATCAACTTGAGCAGTATTTGTTTGAATGTTTTGGTTGAAAAAAGTGTTGATTCTATATCCGTTATCTGAATATTTTTCTTCTTTCACATTAATAACGGCCATTTTAACTTTCTCATTTATAACTCTTCCTTCTTTAAAAGCGCAAAGTGCATTGACATGTTGTTTCTCTGCGTACGGTACGGCAAGGGAATAAAGGTCTAATATAAAATTCTTTTCTATCAAAATTTCTTCACTAATGATTCCTGCCACTTTCAAACTTATTTGCCCTTCGTCATCGTGTATTTTACATGAAAGCCTGTCATTTTCATTTGTTGGAAGTGATATAAAAAATTTTGTTCTGTTTTTATTTTTTTCTATTTCAATGAATTTTCTAAGCCGCTCTGAATTATCAATATATAATATAGTAAAGTAATTGTCTTTTCCGAAGATAATTTCATTTCGTTCAACAATATTTATTTCCTGTTTTCTGCCATATCCAAGCAAATCAATTAATCTGTTCGTTATTTCAGTCCATTGATCCAAATATACACTCATAGGTGAAACAACCATCATTTTTCTTTGTGTAAGAAATTCAGATGTTAAATATAATTGCAATTTAAAACATTCTTCAAATAAATCATTATATTTCGACTTATCTTCATTAATTTGTTGCGGTGAATAACAATCCACAGTTACATTTGTTGTAACAAAGACATCATCAAATGAAACAAATTCCTCTTTTCCAAGCATTCCCTTATACCTTAATATCAGTCTTTCTGGCTCTAATTCTTCAAACAATGCTTTGTATGCATATTGATTTCCAATCTGCATGATAACACCTCTCAATATTGTTCCCCCGTCTTTATCCCAAAGAGGTGCTATTCTCCATTCATCGTCTTCATCTAATAAATCATTCTTTTTTAAATATGCTTGAAACTCTTTTATTTCAGTTCCAGTTTGAACCATCATGATACTTTCAAATTGTGCGATTGACAGCCCGTCACCGACTTTTTCACTAGCCATAATCGATCGATTAAGTGCAAAATCATAATCCTTAATATAAACATGCAGACTGGAACCAATAGGTGTTTTTCTCCTTTGATTCAACATATCTTTTTTTAATATATTAATTTTTATGTAATCGTTCCCCAGAAATTTTAATCTCAATACAGATGGTTTTATTTCTTTTACTTCTGCATCAATTCCAATTGTTCCGCCAATAGAATTTTTAAGCATACCTTTAGATAATGATAAATATTTTTTGCCTTTCTTGCTTTTATACATCATAAAGGGTAATATTTCTGAATCATTGTGTTGTTCAAATACATCTATATCACTTTGTTCAATTTTTATATACCCTGCATCCTCAAACAAATAGCCATAATTTTGGAAATTTACTTTTTGTAGCATTATGACTTTTCCTTCATATGGATAATCTTTAGGTAAAGTCAACGAAAATGGTTCTTCAATTTCTCCTGAATTCTCAAATGTTGTTTCAAATCGAGTCTTATAATTTTCCAGATACTCAAGATACGCCTGTAATTTGTATGTAGCTTCCTCAAGTGATATCAGAGTCGTTTTTATTGACTTAAAACGGATATAAGTATTTTGCTGTTTTCCAATGTTCTTTTCGCACAAGTCTTTTATTTTGATACACTCTTTTAATAAAGTACATTTATCAGCATACTGTTCGGTATGCAGTTTCAACATATCATTATATATCGGTCTGTTTTCTTTTTTTCTCCTTTCTATTATTTGCTGCTGATACTCCAACATTGCTTGTTGATAGTCTTCTTCGGACTTTCTTCTAGCGTTTTCGTAATATCTGTAAGTTTCATTATATTCCTGATGTCTGCGGCTTTCATATACGTAGTATTCATTCTGCATTTTTCTCTGACGTTGTTTTTCATTTTCAGATAATTCATCACAAATAAAGGCTGTGGCAGCACCAACAACAAAAATCGCTGCCGCACCTAATGCAAGTCCTAATAATCCCATTGATCACTTCATTCCTTTCGCAGATATGAGTTGCTTTGTAATCTCAACTAATTGCATATTTGCTTGATTCAAATTATGTAAACAGACTTCTTTTTGTGAAAAGTCAGTTTCCTGCAAAAAAGCATTTCTCAGAAATTCTGTAGTTTTCATTAGCTCATCCACTGTCTTTTCTATTTGAGTTAAAGATTCCATATATTCACTATGTGAAACCTCCCTTTTATAAGTTTTAAATTTATACTTATCACGTAGTTTTTCCATTTCAATCTTTTGGTTTTTTAAATTAAATTCACAAGACACAATTAAACGCTTAGTTTCTGCTTTCTCATGAATTTTAACTCGTTCCGTCTGTTGTTTTGATTCTATTATTTTGGCATTCATTTCTGCTTTAACTTGTTCTGTTTTTTGCTTTTCTATGGAAACAGCTGCTATGCATTTCGATATTGTATCTAATGACATACTAATGCAATTTGTAATAGCAGCAACAGGACTCACTGCATTAGCCAGAGCCTGTCCATTCCCATGCGAAGAATTATTCAATAAATTATATGAAGTGTTTGCCGGCAAAACTTCCGCCGACTCCACTGGAATTATCTCGCATTCATCTTCTTTAAAGTTGGAGTAATTCATTTTTGCCATAATACATTTCCTTTCTTATATCATCAATTTAAGATAATTATTTATTAGTTCTAAACTCTTCCGCTCACAATCGCAATATAAAATATATTCTTTGCGATTGGAAAAATTGTCACCAAACAATTCTATATACCTATGGGTTTCTTCTAAAAAGTTTTTCTCGCGAGTTATTATTTTTTTAAATAATTCGCTTGATTTTATGTATTTTTCATATGAAAATGTAAATTCCTTCGCTTTTTCACTTGTTTCCAAAGTCAGTCTTTGCAGTTCTAAATCCAGTTCCTGTTTTTCTTGCTCTATTTTAAGTTGCAATCGCTTAGATTCTTCTTCGTACTGGATTTTTAATTGCTCAATGCCATTATCAATTTCTACATTCAAGGCTCGTTTTTGTGCATTTAACTGTTTCTCTAATTCTGAAGTTCTGCTTTTTTGGATAATAAACCCTGTTAAACTGTCAAGTGCATTAAATGTTTTAAAAAAAGTCTTTTCTGTTGTTTTAACTGCAGTTTCCGAAAATATATTAAGTGATGATTTTGTATCAATATTTCCATAACCTGGGAATCTGATGGCATATTTATTCATTCGCATATGTCATACCTCATAATTCTTCTAAGCAAAATCCAATTTTATAGATATGTTCTTTAATATCTACTATTTTAAAATGGTATTTATCATCCAATTTCCATTTTGTTTCAGCTGCAATGAAAACTTGTTTTTTAATTTCGTCATCTGATTTTTTTTCTGTTGTTAGGAACAACTGTGTTCTTTTGTTTTGAGAAACCACGATATCGTGTTTTTCTTCTCTGATTTTTCCTGATGTATGATCATACACAAATATTATTCTTTCTTTATTGTATTCTGTACAATTCTCATATTCTCTAATTAAATCTCTTCCCAAATCAGAAATCAGTTCTGGCGTTTCATTGTGTAATAACATAATGTTTTCTATTTGTTCCCTATATTTTTCAACTTTATCTGTTGATACTTCTATTGCAATAACTGAATATTTCCCTTCGGCATATGCATTACTTTCGAATTCTAATTTATCGTCACCTATCATGCACGGCAATTTGTTGATTTCTTGCAGTTTATATATTAATTTCTTGTCAATTTCATCAAATTCTGCATATATAGATGAGAGTATTTTATCAATTTGTTCTTCAGAAAATCCGTCAAAAGTAGACATATAATCAGCAAAAAAAGAAACATTATCCTCTATACTAATTCCGATGATCTCCCCGGATCTTATTTTCCCTTCCATTACCAAATCATCTTGTCCTATATTATTAATAATATTTTTATCAAATCCTTCAATCTCTCCGGTAATCAGATTAAAACATAGTATCTTTTTTTCAGCGTTCAACATTTTAACACTTTTTGAAATCATTAAAATATTTTTTGATAATTCTGATAACGCAACATAATCTCCATCTCTTACCAATAACTTTTGACTTTCCATATGCAATATTTCTGATTCGATCACATTTTTCGTTAATTGTGTGGCATTTGTCATCTGTTCTAGTGTAGCATCTTCTTCAATTGCTTCTAAAATAAATTTTTGAAAAGCATTTAGTTCGACTTCTTCTTTTTCATGAAAAGTTACTATTACTGGCTTTAAAGGGACATATATATTTTTTTTGCAATTTATATACTCGCTCATTGAAACACCTCTTAAATTAATAAATGTAGTATGCCTTCATAATCACTGCCTAACATATTAATCTTTTTCGAATTATACCATAATTATAGGGTAATGAAGCGCATTTTGTCAATTACGCTTCGCAATATAAATGTAGTAATCACAAAAAGGCCCAAGAGTATTAGACGCTGCCGTTTATATCAATGCGTTTCTTATCCTTGGGCTTTTTCTATTTGAGAATTATTTAGATGTGTATCCTGCCTTTGCATCGCAGACCATAGCGGGTTCAGATTGTATCGGAGGTGCAAGTGAGATGTGGATGGAGCCTTCTTCGTAAGCTACCTGGATGGCGTCCCCGATGTGGAAGCCAAGTGCCTCCAGCCATTTCCCTTCCATCTGTATTTTCGGCGTTTCGATGTACCCGCTGCCGAAGTAATGGTTTTTGCCCTGCCGTGCGCGTGAGGAATACTGTACTTTCATTTTCTTTGTCTGCATAAGCTGCCTCCTTTTCTTTTGGTACGGACATGTTAAATCGGGTGTGCAATAATAGCAAGGTAATTCTGTGCCATAAACTGCACAAACATCCCGGCAGATGATTGTCCAGTATTTTGGGGATTTCTGCTTGCTATTCTGTGCGGACAGAGCGAACATGTACCTACAAAACAAAGGAGGGCGTACATATGCAGATAAATATTAAATTTGAACTGAAGCCAAAACAGCGGCCGAAGCTGGCGGAGGAGATTGCCACGGCATTGCACACAGTCCCATGCTACCAGAAAGCGCCAAGCCTGGCCTATAAGATCGGTGACTGCACATTGGAAAAGGACGGGACGCTCCGCATCCCGGACAGCGTGGACAGGGAAACAGTGAGCAGCCTTTTGGAACATCTGAAAGAAAAAGGCTTCATGGTCGAAGCGGAGCAGACGGAGGACAGGCTGACCGTCAGCATCCCAAAAGAACTGTTCACACAGGGGGTGTTGGAGAACCTTGCAAAGCTGGTGGAGAACAAAGGCGGGCTGATGGCGCGGGCTTTCCAGGTCGATGAAATCCGCCTTACGGTCATGGAGGATGCAGTCAGCTTTCCGTGGTTCCCATTCACGGCCAATCCGGACGAAACGGCGGCCTATACGGAATTCGTGGAAAAGCTGTGCGGGATGGCAAGGCGCATGAAGCGTGTGTCCGGCAAGCCGACAGAAACAGACAATGACAAATACGCATTCCGCTGCTTCCTGCTCCGGCTTGGCTTTATCGGGGATGAATACAAAGCTGCCCGGAAAATCCTTTTGAAGAACCTCACGGGCAATTCAGCGTTCCGGCATGGGAAATAAATCTATATATTTTTGAAGGCACCCTGCACCCATAAACCTGGGGATGCAGGGCGTTTTCCGTGGTATCGATTTGGCTGCTGGCGGATTGCCTATGCTGTTTCTATTTGTAAAACCTTGACAGCCTCCGGGCGGGTGAGCCTGCCATCCAGGAACTCATAGGCAAGGTAGCCTGTCTGGTGCTGGAGGGTGAAACGCTCCGTCAGCGTCCGCACGGACAGCGGGAGGCGGTTCACGATCCAGTAGTGGTTGAAATCCCCGAATGCAACGGGCAGGCTCCCAGGTGCGGCGGACGACATGAATTCCGAGGTATGCACGGGCTTTCCGAAAATCGTATCGCTGTTATGGTTCCACAGGTAGCTGCCGCCGTTATCCTTTAACGTGCGGAGCGTGAGGGCGGTCTCGTCATTCATTATCCACACGCCGTTTTTGCGGTACTCCGGCTTGACGGAAAGGTACAGCTCTGCCATATCGTCAAAGCTGATTTCTGTGGTTGTAAGGCCGATCTCTGCGCCGTCTGTGCCGTGCAGGATGCCCGTCGGCATCCCCTCGCCGCTCCCGTTGATGAATGCGTCCTCCTCCGCCCTGCCGAAGCTCTTAGCCAGGTGCGCGGTGAGGTAGCCTTCCGCGTCAAAGCCAATATCCTTTACATAGTTGTTGGTGAGTTTTGCGATGACCGCCAGCTTATTGCA